AACCGGCAAGGCGCTCTGTTTGGTTTGTGTGGTCTATCTGCTTAATGCACTCCGATCAATACGGGTGTTTGTTTAGTGTCACTGCGACCACAAAAGTGTCCAGACTTTGTGCAAGTTCCACATTTACCAGGACATACAAAAGCTTTTTTTATTCCGGCATCAATACCGGCAGTACGTACGGCGCTCTTATATTCCGGCGTATTGTATTTACCTTTTAGCTTTTTATCGATTTCTACGGCGATAAAATCGCCACGAACAATAGGCAATTGCGAAACTTGAGCTCGTAAATGTTCGGCGCTTGCGCCATTGCTTAGGTTAAGCAAATAGTTATCGGGCCAGCCGATTTTTGGCGCTCGTTTTGTAGCATAGTCCAACAATAACTGCCAGGATTTAGAATAACCGTAAACGCGTAAATCAGGCCTGGAGCGCAACAACACAAACCAATACGTTACAGTCAACAAACTATCAAAATCGCCATCCACATATAACCGGCAGTCAATACCCGCGGGTAGTTCCATAGTTTTTTTTGTGATAAGTTTGCGACCAATAGCCGATTTAATTAATAACGTATTTTGCACCTGGCGAAATAGCGCCGTCGGATAGCGCCAAGACTTAACCGTATAACAATATCCAGCGCCAGCCACATTATCCACAAACCAACAAGCTCCAGCGCCAGGACAAGTTACACCGGGTAGTGTGCTAAAACTGGCAAAAGGTAACTTATTGTTTCCGTCAAGATTCCAAACCGAAAACGGCGTATTATCCGGCATTCCTTGGTCAATCCATTGTGCCAGTTTATTGGCGTAATATTTCCAGGTTCCGCGAGTATTTGCGCCATCAATTTGGCGTAACAATTCTATCACTTTCGCGCTCTTACCAGCGCCGGCGGCTTGCGCTATTTCCAGCGCTTGTTTTTTTGTCATAACAAACTTAGCCATTATTTGACTGCTTTTTTAGGGCTAGTATTTCTTCACCTAAGTAATACGTATAGCTTTGCAAATTCTCTATTCTTTCACTTTGTATTCTGGCATATACATACAAACCACAACAAACGAACATTAAAATAATTATTAGCAATTCCATGTTATTTGTACTCCGGAATAATGGTGAAACCACTACCGACGGTTTGTATCTGTGGTTTACGGTTTGCCAATTCGTAAAGGTGCGCAAACTCATCAAGAAAAAACTGTTCTATTGTTTGTGTTTTTGGTTTGCGCTGGGCTGTTGGCGCTTGTCGCCTGTCGTCAAACTGAAACTGTGACTGTTGCATAGTGTCCTCATTTGGTTAAAGTAATATGATACAGAGAAACTTAACCTGTTGTTAATTTCTTGTCAAGCTTATAATGTATATATATCTGTTTTTGTTTAGCGATAACTTGCCGGCGTTTGTCCAGGTTAACCGGCGCAACATATAAAACCGGTTTATCTGGTTTGGTTTTTTCTCTGGTTTGTTTCTGGTTTGTTTGTAAATAAATACAAGATAATACGATATCAATCAATCCTGATTAAACCGGCAAACCAATTGAAAACTGATTGAGATTGATTGAGATTGATTGAATCCGATTAGATTAGATTGGAATCGATTGCGATTGGATTAGATTGAGATTAGATTAGATTGCACTTGACAATAGATTAACCTGACGTTAACTTGATTGTCAATCATATTACCTAACTAATCGAAAGGATTACGATGGATACCCAACCCACACAGATGCAGATTACGATTGCAAATCATTTCAAATTTGATTGCATGTTGTTAGAGAATTTCGACGATGAACGCCCCAGCCAATACGATTCCGGATCGGGGGCGTGTCAAAAATGGGTATGTGCAGAGGTTACCGATTTCCGTTCCGGGCGCGGTGCATGGCATATCGTCGAAATCAAATCGCCTGTTCCAGAATGGGCGTTGGAAACGGCGAGGTTTTCCATTGATTATGATTCGTGGTATGTAAAGCTGGTCACGTCAAGGTTGGAATCGGCGTTGGAATGTGCTATGGATCTAGAAGAAAATATCGTAGCAGAATAATTTAGAGAATCCCACATTTTTCATTATAATTTTAACAGGTTAAACAAACGGAGGAATCACAATGGTATCAATGAATGAGCATAACGAGATACAAAAACCAGAAGACGTGCAGTATAGCAGTCGCAACACTAATATCAAATACGAAGACGATCATTTTAATGACGGCATAGGTGAAGACGATCCGCCTACCGATACCAATCTACAAGTCAAGACGTTTTACTACTCAGCACGAGCATTAGAGCGCATTGAGTTACGGTTGTCCAGTATGGGCAAATTGCACGATCTCGTTAAACGTGTTGAAGATCACTACAACGAGTATACAGAGAGTGGCGAACAGATAAACCACGAACGATATGATTACACCTCTACCCTCACGCTTGAAGTCGAAGATGCGAAACAACTGGTCGAAGATTTACAAAAGGCTATCATTGTAGCCGAAACAGCTACAGCAGAGTATCGCGCCTACCAATCCGCTAAGTGGGCGGCTGAACGTGCAAAAAACGAGGCCGACAATGGCTAAAACAATCACAATATCAATGCCCGATAACGAATACGCTCATCCATTGTACGTGCCAAACGTCAAACGTGCATTCATTCAATACGATCCAGAGTTACAGGCACTCCACGCTGACTACACCGAAAACGATAGTGTGTTGGCAGAAGTAAGAGAAGGTGAGGTTTTTCAGTGGCCGATTGAAGTTAATAGGACACGCGAACAGATACAAGATGGCTTAGATACGATTAAAAACGCATTGGAATCCAATCAGGTTACACCAGAGCAAATCACAGAAATTGCCAATGGTTCCACACTGCAAAAAGCGTCTACTGATATAGGCAGAGTGTTCGATTATTACGATAGTCTGGATTATAACGGCGGTGTGGCGCAAGCATACGATTGGGTAAATGTTGAGGCGTGGCTTGGCTCACAAACAACAGAAGAATTTTGCGAGGGGTTGAATGACGATCCATCAGATCAATTACGTGAGTGGTTTGGTGATGGCGACCTCAAGCAAGAAGACGACGAAGGCAATCGGCATGTTCATCACGATACGGAGACTACCACGATAATTGGCCTATTGGATTACTGGCGCGACCGTGTAGACGAGTATCGTGCGGAAAAGGCGACGGTGTAGCCATGACTAAACAAGAAATACTGGAATGGCTAGAACGATTGGCTCAGTTTCGCACCGAATCGATTACCAACGAAACAGAGCGCGAACGCATGGCGGCCAACGAAGAGTTTAATACCGGGTTTGGTTGGCTGATACGCGATCTCAAAACGGATCTGGAAAGTGAGGCAAACTGATGACTGTATTATCATTGCCCCATCCGTCAGCAGATTTGCTTGGCCCGTTCCTGGAGTCACAAACCACAACCCATACACGTATAGCTTACAGCGCCGATCTACGGGCGTTTTTTGGCACGGAGTTGATTACGATTGACCAGGTAACTTCGATTGGTTTTGAGGATGTTGAGCAATACCGGAACGAGCTCGTCGCGGAAGGCAAAAAGCCTACGACGGTGAACCGGTATCTCACCAGCCTGTTTGCGTTTTTCAAAAGGTGCGTAGCATTGGGTTTGATTGCACGTAACCCGGCAGACAGTGCATTGGTTAAACGATTGCGGATGGCCGATACCTCAGTAGGCAAAGCGATTGCACCCGAACACATTGCCGAAATGATTAGCCTTGCAAGCAAGCACGACAACCGTTTGATTGCATTGCGCGACGTAGCATTGCTCAAGGTTCTATTGTATGCCGGCCTACGGCGCAACGAGGCTTGCCATATGCAATGGTCTGACCTGATTGTTGAAGGCGGTCATACAATTGTTATACTGCGTGACACTAAGGCTCAAACCGATCAGCATGTAAAGCTGGCCCCTATCGTAGTTGAGGCACTCACCGCGTTGTCGGACGCATTAAACGGCCAGTTTGATTATGTGTTTGTCTCGCTGCATCACAAGAGCAGATACGGCAATCAGATCAGCAGTAAGGCCGTGCGCGATGTAGTGGTGCGATACGGCGAGATGATTGGCCTAAAGATCACCACACACCAGTTACGCCATACATGCGCTACGTTGGCCATGGAAGGTGGAGCGAAACCCCAGCAGGTTCAATCTCATCTCAGGCACAAGGATATCAAAACGACCATGCGCTATTACACTGAACGCGATGCCCTATCGGACAACGCAACCGATTACATATCGATTGGAGTGGGCAATGAGTGAGCAAACGCCCGGAGAGCGCATTAAAGAGGTGCGTGAGAGTTTAGGTTTGAGTCAGCGCACGTTTGCCGGTATGATTGGAGTCACGGCTATCGCGCAAAACCGGTGGGAACGCAACAAGGCAGAGCCATCTGAAACCATCGTACGGTTTGTCGAATTGATTGCAACATTGAAACCTGGAGCAGATTGGCTTAAATTGTATACGTCGTAACCTTTTGGTTTACGGTAATATGATAGCAGTCGCTGATCGGGTCGTCCGGTTGGCGGCTGTTTTTTTGTATATCACGTAATGACATTGTATATGTTATGCTATACATTTGCCAACTGGCAATTCTTTTATAGTAACTTTTTTTCAAGTAACAGACGGCTACACCCATCAGTATTTGATTGCCCCTACCCCTCAAAATTTCATGTGGTGAAAGATAAAAAGCAACTATATTGCTATTTTTGCAGTAATATAGGTGCATACCACGCAAAAATCTTTCATAAAAACCCTAAAAATTAGACGGCTACACCCACCCGAAATAAATTTGCATTAGAATATGTGCAGTGTATATTACACCACCCCCACAAGGAGATGGCTATGACAGAGATTGCAAGTAGAGTAGCAGAGAACATTCAAATATTGTTGGATCGACTCTCCATGTCACAGACGACGCTGGCGGAAACCAGTGGCCTGAACCGCTCGACAATCCAAGAAATAATCAGCCACCGCACAACGCCTAACATTCAAACGCTCGACCAGATTGCGAGAGCGTTGGAGGTTGAGCCGGCGACGCTGATGAAATCTGGATTGGAAAAAGTAAAACTCACCGGCATCAAAAAAATTGATACAGCGATTGCCGAAATAAACAATAATTTGTATAAGGGGCCATCGGCCAAAAAAACTATCGGTAAATATTTTGCGCCCGACTACTGCCTAAAATATGCAGACCGGCCAGTAGGAGACCCCCTGCGAGTTGGGCCTGGTCTGGACGAGGAACTCAAGGTAAACCACACGATAATCGAAAGCCAGCAGCCGATGGCGATCATTCGCACTGCGTGGGTCACGGGCAAACAAGTGCATACACTTTTGGAAGTTCGCCGCAATGCCAACTCACTGGATGACACTATAGCGGCGGCGCTACGTGCCGATGCCCATTTCCAAATCGCACAACTGATAGATACGTGGATGCTGGCTCATTCCGTAGACCACGTTGCAAATGAAGCTGCGCCAATAAAAATAGAGAGGAGACTGCTCAAATATTTAAACAACAAATTCGAATAGCATAAAAAAGAGGCCCACGCGGTGCTGATACACCGTGTAGGCCGGTAACAATCCACCCATCTCGCAAAAGAAAGTAGGAATGTTGTGAATATATTACTGAACAATCGTGCAATAGTCAAGTGGCTAAAGTTGCACGGCTACACACTCGCCCTCACCCTCACATCGCTTTACGTTGTCGCGTTTCTGATTGTGCCTTTTGTTTGCGAGGTGCTGAAATGACAGAGATTCGCACCTTTCCACCTAAAATTATTTTTGATTCCAAAGTTGTCGAGATCACCAAAGGCAAAGATAATCGCGGTGACCCGACCACGATTTTGCCGGACGGCACGGCGCACGACCTCATTCTCAATTACGACACGCCGCTTGAAAAGGATGGCAAATACGGGCCGTATTACATCTACAGCGTAGACCATTCCGGCATCACCCACACCATGTTCGCAAACCCCCGTCAACATGAGGCGATACAGAATGCCGGTGGACATCGAGGCTCAACGATCCATATCCAGTGTGACCGCGAGGAATTCACGGGTAGAGACGGCACACAAAAATGGGCGCCGGTCTGGACGGTTACCTGCACGGCTGCGCCCAATACCGCAGATACATTTTTAGCCTCTGAGGATGCCAAAGCGTCGGCTGAGAAAGCGGCTGAGGCGCTCTATGGCGAGCAACCAAAAGAAGAACAAGCTGATCTGTTGGGGGGTGATCTGTGAGTTTGCCCGAAGTTGGTTTTCGCCCTGACACACCCACCGCTTTAACAATTATCGACTGCGCCATTTGGCCGTATACGGTACAAGCCGGAACTACCCAAGCCAAGTTCAAGACGGACGCCCATTCTGCAATCCTAAAAGAGCTACAGCCGATGTCGATTGGTCAAGGCGATACCATACAAGTAACGGCCAGCAAAGGCAGCGACGGTAGTGTAAAGTTTGCGGTTGAAATGATTGCACGACATCGACCGGAACCCAATACCGAAGAACATGCCGAATGGAAATTTGAAGGCATTGTGATGATGATGCGCCGTTGTATTGCCTCTGCGATTACTAACTGCAAGGCGAACAACTTGGAGCCTACATCGGAACTGGTAGGCCCGATGGCTACGGCAATGTTCATCCAGAGTTGCAAAGCGTTCGACGTGAATTACCTAATCGGTGATCCGGATGATTTGCCGTTCTAAACTGATCGTGCGTGGAGCCATGCCCAATCTCAATACGGTGATAGCTGCGACTAAAAAGCATTGGTCGCACTACTCCAGAGAGAAAAAGAAATGGACTCAGATGGTGCGTGTGGAGGCGTTGGCCCAGAAGCTCACGCCAATCACGCAACCGGTATGGGTCAGGTCAGAATATTACTCAAAAAACAGACGTGCTGATCCGGACGGAATACGCATAGCAGCAAAGTATATCCTCGATGGATTGGTTGAGGCAAACGTGCTACCCGATGACTCGCAAAAATGGATCATCGGTTTTGTGGATCGGTTTGACGTGGATAAAAACGACCCACGTATCGAGGTCGAACTGATGCCGGAGCCGGATGGTATATGAGCAAACAACTGCTGGTCGAAAAAACAGATGGCCATCTACACAACATTCACGCAGATCAGATCGTGGATGTGGTGCCGTCTGCGGAACCCGACCGGCAACCGTGCGCCATCATTATGCGTTACGGTGATCCGGTTTTGTTATCAGAAGAAACAAATGTGATACAAATCATTGAATGGTGGATAGAAAACTTAGAAACGTCACGTAAGCGCATGGGGGCCGGAGATACCGGCTGCGCTTAAGTGACTTGGGGGTGGGCCGTTCTCCTCTGCGGCTTGCCCCGTCTAATAAAAAATTGGAGAAAGAATGGAAGAGTACACCGCAACAACACTAGAACGAGCCAGACACGTCCTTAAAAGGTTTCCACTTTCGGACGGTGCAAAAATGGCAGTAGGTAAAGATCTGGAATACGGATATACATGGGCCGCGCTACCCGAAAATAAACGTGCGCTGGTGGCTACTATGCCACCGCTCAAACCAGGCGTGTTCACCGTTTTTACTACAGAAGGTCACACCTTAAATCTCACCGGCAACGCCCTAACCCAGATGATAACGAATGCCAGAACAAGACACAGAAACACGAAGGCCCGTATTGAGTCTTATAGATCACGCGAGGATAACCCTACACGATTTACTGGAACAGAAGGAACTGACTACACCTCCAGCGCGAAACGTCAGCAACGAGACTACGAGGCTGGCATTAGAAATACTTTCCGAATTGCTGGATGGGGCGACATGGAATTCACCTTTGCTGATGAAAGCAATAACCGAATTGATAGAACAAGAGGTGAAGTGGTTGCAGCGACAGAGCATTCATCACCAATGGCGCGAAGAGAACAAACCGATAGCGGCACGACGCTACGAGACACCCGGCCCGGCACCGCTGAAATTGTCACACGCGGTAAATCAGCGGCTTACGGAAGTGGGCCTCCGCTACAACCACGACAAGAAAACGTGGTGTGGGTGGCAGACGGACGAGATGGTGATAACCGCAAACGAATTGTTGTCCGTGCAAGGCAAAATGATTTAACAGGTGAATTATGAAACCACGCAAATTCGGATGGGCAGATAAAGCTGCTCCATATAAAAGCTGGCGCTATCAGTGGAACGTGTCTGGTGTGCATGATGTGGATCAAATAGAATGGCGTGGTGACTACCCTGTTGCCTTACTGGAGTTGACCACTAATCCAACGATCAATCAGGCGGTGAAAGACCGTGTAGCGCACCGTCTCTGGTTCCAATTTTCCGGTAAAAAGCTACGCCATGTAGCAAAGGCAGTAGGCGTTCCGTTTTACATCGTATTAATGGATTTAAACGTGGAGAACATAACAGTATGTCACCAAACAAGTCCGGACGCAAGCTGGGTCGATATGTCAAGAGATGTCTACCGGCACTGGCTCTCATCATTGGAGCCATTGCGATCTACCGAAGATACAAACGCAAGCAAGACTACGAACAGCCCATAGGATTGTAAAATGAGCAAAGATTTGACTGATGAGCAGATGGCAAAACTAAAAAACAACCCACCCAAAACGATCCAAGTCTTTGATCGTGAAACGGGTAACGATTTTCTGGTAAAGGAAATCACCGTCCACGATTGGGGTTTGGAAGTCGACATCGAAGTCTACAGGATGGATTAAACAATAAACTCGTAAAAGAATCAGGATCATACTATGCCGGATGAAATAGAAATCGAATATGAACTAACCATTCCAGTTGTAATCACTGCCGACATTTTGGGCGAAAACCGTGATGCTCGTTTTGACGAGCCGGGTGAGTGCCAGTATTCCGGCGACATCAAAATAACATGGAATCAGGACGACATCACAAACAAAATTGACAAAGACGAAATTGAAAGTTTGCGGAAAGCAATTGATGATGAAATTAATTACAGAGGGGCAACCAATGGATAACAGGAAATACAGAGATGTGGACATGTCGCCCGTCACGCCGGCACAACAACGAGTGCTGGATGTAATACGGCGACACTTGGAGGAACATAATCGCACACCAACCATCCGGCAGATATGTGAAGAGCTTGGACTCAAGTCTACGTTCAGCGTGTTCACGCAAATCACTCGACTACAGCGTAAGGGCCATTTGGCTGAAGGGCCAAGAGTTGCACTCAGTGACCGGTATCGAACGGTCGTATTGGAGAAGAGCGAATGAGCAAAATGGAACCGTTACTACTCACCCCTGATGAAGCTGCTGAAGTTTTGCGTATAAGCAAATCTTATCTCTACGATCTTAAATCAAGAGGCGATATTTCTTTTATAAAAATTGGAACAAATTTACGTTTTAGGCGTAGCGATTTAGAAAAATTTATTGAAAAAAAGGCGAAACATACGGAGCGTATTTTAAAGCAACAGGAGTTCGTTGTGTAAACACTTTCGATCATAATTCGATCAGTAGCGCATTTCATACCAAAACAACCACCTACGAATTGACGTAAGTGGTTGTTTTTTATGGTGAGCCCGGCGCGAATCGAACGCGCGACCAATTGATTAAAAGTCCGTACAACACTCAATTACAAGCCATGTAAAAACAATACATTATAAATCATATCATTGTGTGCCAACGGTTTACATAAATCATGTCATTACTCTCGCTTACTCTCGCTTACTCGTTTTTGGACTTGACTTCGATCATAATTCGATCAATATTTGTGTATGCTTTAAACCCACACAGGAGCTTTAACAATGGCTAAACCCAAAGTTTATCACGTTGGACAAATCACCGTTAAACAAAGACCTAAATCTTCGCCGTATTATTACGCATGGTGGTTTGATGAAAATCAAAAGGAACATTTACGATCAACAAGAACCACCAATTTAAAAAAAGCATTACAACGGGCTAAAGAAATAGATGATGCTATAAACGGTGGCACAATAGAAAAGGTCGAAGAGGTAAAAAAAAACAGAGGCGTGACCTTTGCCCAAGTGACCCAAGAATACTTCAACGGCGAAACGCAAAACACGAAGAAGTTGCGTAAGCGTCGCCTTAAGGCCGTGACCGAAAAGTCTGCTGCTACGGTAAAAGGTGAGCAATCATTTGCGAGAACCATTTGCGCTCATTTTGGCGACCAGCCTGTAGCATCCATCACGGCACTGGACATCACGAAATGGCTGACCAAGATGTCGAAAAAAGGCGTGAGAAAGTTAGACGGTGGATGGACACCCAGCACCCGTAATCGCCATAAATCATTTTTCAGTTGTGTGCTACACTTGGCCGAAGAGAAAAACTACATCGCACGGTGGCCGATGGATGAGGTAGACCATGTAGACGAATTGGTCGATGAAAAGGATTTGCCCACACAAACAAAGTTTGACCAGTTATTGGGTTATTTGCCCCCCTACGTTTCGCTGATAATGAGCCTAATGCGGTATACCGGAATGAGGGCCGGTGAGCTACATAGCCTTGTTTGGCGAGATATAGATTGGACGGATAATGTTATCGTAATCCGACCAAGCAAAGAGAAAGCGTCAAGGGGTCGTAAGATACCAATGAATGACTACGTAAGGCCCACACTGGATAGCTTACGCGGTGGCAATTCGTGGGTAAAGGAAAATAGCGGTCACAAGGTGCCTACCATCTTTTGGCCGTCTGACGAAAACCTGGACGATTTAATCATACCCCCTATCAATATATATAACACACTCAAACGTGCGGTCCACCAACTTCTAGAAGATACTAAGCATTTAAAAGGCGAGGATCGGTGGACAATTAAAAAGGTCAATCGGCACATGATGCGACATTTGTTTGCTACCGATGGATCAGACAGGGGTATGCGTGATTCTGTCTTGATGGATATAGGTGGATGGAACTCTATCACGATGTTACGTCGCTATCGCCAAGAATCAGCCAAGCGCAATCAGGAAGAGATGCAACTTTTGAATGGCATCGCCGGTAAACCAAAACCAAAACTAAAAGCGGTCAAATCAGCCTAACACAAAAGCCGCACCGGGCGTGGCAACACCCACACGGATTGCCACAGTTTGTAAAAGCCCGGCACGGCCATTTGTTACTTGGCGTGGGCATCTACATAGGCTTGCCCCAGCACATATGCGGCGGCTACGAGTGCAATGGGCCATGTCACCTCTACAGCACCGGTCCCGGCGGCTGCACCGATTGCAGCGGTTACACCGAGTTTTCGGCTACCTAATTTTTCCTTTAAATCATTCAGAATTTTCATCGTTATCGCTTTCTGCACTGGCATCTGCCTGTAGGCTCTCCAGTGCCGTTATTGCGCCTGATTGACGCTGTATCAGGGCATTGAGTTCTGTTGCTTTGGATTGCGCCTCCTGGAGCATCTTTAAGGCCTCCTGGCGGTTCGTTGTTAACTCGTCGATTTTGTCTGCAACACTTGATTCGGTCATCTCACTCTCCTGTGGGTTTTGTTGGTTTATCGACCTCGTTTTTTGCTTTTTGACTTGCCCTTTTTACGCGCCTTTTTAGCGGCCTTCTTGCCGGCTGTTGTATAAGCGTAATGTTTACCGTCTACGACAGGTGACATAGCTAATCTCCTTTTTTAACGGCGAGTAAATCGAGTTGTCGTTCGATTCGTAATGCGCCTAATTCATTGTTGGCCACACTCAATAACGTGCCGGATTTTACGCCTCCGTCTTTGTCCGTTTCGTAGACGTAGAATGTGGTCGATGTGAGCGATGTCTTGCTGATCCGTGCCGGTCTACGCTCACCGCCTACCTGTATCCAACATGTCTGATTCTCATCGTATTTTGATCCAAAGAACACCGCGCATCCGGCCAGTATGTTCTCTACAGAGTTTTTCAAAAACAGCAATGCAAACCCAACCACAAACAACCAGCTATACTGCTCTACCAATAGTCCAATGCCAGAATTTTCAGAAAATCTTTGTAACGCTTCGGCGGCTTCTGTTTCCATTTTTTATCTAAGCGATGTTTAGGGCTGCGCTTATCCATTAATTTCCTACGGTTCAGCAATTTTTCCATCCAACTCCAAAAGCGGTTCATCAGCTTTTATTGGTTGCCTTGTAGACTTCGGCAAACATGACCGTCATAAGCCACACGATCAAACCGTATACCGCCTCATGGTTCCAGAACTCCATCCATTTTTTGTCGGCTCCGTTACGTGCAAATGGAAATCCGATTGTATGCCAGAGTTGATATAAGATGGTCACACACACAGCAGCACCACCCGACCAGGCAGCAGCTTTCTTCGATTCATCAGCCGCTTTTTGTTTACGGCTCATTGTAACGATAGACCGCTTGGCATGTTTCAATTCACCCTTCAACCCATCACGGTCATGCTTGTATTCTTTAGCAATGATGTTTTCATTGCTCACCTGTTGACGCAGATGTTCAATTTCTTTAACCGCCTCGACGTAAATTCGCCTTTGCCGCTCCGCAGAGGGTATCTGCTCTGGTGGTGGATATTTTGCCGGACTCATCTTTAGCTGTCTATTGTAGGCCGTGTGTCTGGAAATCCAGCGTCAGCGTCATTGGGCCATTGACGCAATTTGATCCTATACGACATTATCGCAGCATGCTCAGGATGGTCTGTCACTGTTACAAATTTATCGGTTCGATTGAGTTCAGCGTCTCGCCACAAACGAGCCTCAAATCTGGCTGTCTCCGCTTTTATCTCTTCTGATTCTTGCGGTACAGGTATTAATTCATAACTACCTCCACCTGCGACTATTCGTGCCATTTCCTCTGTTGCGACAATATTACCTGTTGTGCCATCCTCATAAGTTATTTTGTAGTCTGCCATATTTATTACCCCATTGAAGTTGGAAAAATTAAAACAACCCCTGACGCACCTTTTGCAGGTAAGCACCAACCTGAACTGTCCGTTGTACGTTGCGCTCCACTACCTGCGCCCATAGACACACGCGATCCGTAAGCCTTCTCAAAAGAATCTGCTACAACTGTGCCTTTGCCCCCTTCAAATGGGCCAGTGGGTTGTCCTACGTATTTATCATATGTGCCTCGACAATCAAAACGAGAATTTGCGCCACCATTCATAATCTGACCTGCTGTGTATTTGTTTGTTGTGTTTGCATACGCACTCCCCCCTGCATATGAATCACCAGGCCCCCCTGCATATGTACCAAACTGTTGCTCGTCATAGGAAAACAGTTCTGGAAACGGAGACAGCGTAACAGGTATGTCTTGACTCTGACCACTGCCCTGCTGATCCATCGACCCTTTTGGCGTAGAATACAATCCAACTTCTTGATACTGATTTAACGCGCCACCCCAACTAAACTCAACAACACTCGATGTGGACGCACCTGTTATACCTGCTTGACCATTGGAACCGTTCATCCATAGGCCTGTGGCACCACCTCCACTGGCTTGGCGTGTAGAGGCACAAGCACCCCCACTTCCACCTGTATAATTAGCGATATTGCCACCACTCGCTGAACCACCTGCACCCCCTGCACAACCTGCACTTGAAGCCTTAGCCCCTGCGCCACCACCATTGCCTGTCATAAATGTTGATCCACCTACGGCAATAGTGGTATTACCCCCTGCGGTACCCGTTTCTGCAGCTGCAGAAGATGTGATTGATGTTGAACCCCCTGCACCGATTGTTATAGTGTAAGCGGTTGACGCAAGAAATACGTATTTACTAACGGCTGTTCCACCAGCCCCTCCACCTGATGCTGACGAATCGAAATTCTGGTTTGAACACGCTCCTGATCCACCTGCTCCAATACAGTAAACTATTGCTTCAATGTTGCACGATGGGGTCCATGTATCAGTTGCAGAAAACATGATGTTGGGCAACCCTGTGTCGCCACCTTTTTGTCCTAAAACTGCCATTTAAAATCTCCTTTTATAAACTCATCCAAGAGTCAATAGTTCCATCCACAAAAACGAGTTGCACCGCGTTGCCTTTGGGCAGTGTTCCATCAGCGGCCACCTCGTCAATTTCTTCACTGTTACGCGCTATAGTTACAAGCGCAGCTCCAACATTTTTAATCGTCACTGTGTTACCTGCGGATGGGCTACTTGGCAACGTAACCGTGAATGGAGTCGATGCGTGGTTACATATCAACTGGTCACCACTGCTTGCCGCATAGGTGGTCGTTTTAACCGCCCAATCACTATATGATCCACCCCCAACCTCAGTGCCGTTAACGCTAAAAACCTTACTCGCTGCAAGGTCTATACCGCCATCATCAATCGTAGCGATTTCAGCTTCGTCAATATAAAATGACACCTTACCGTGATCGCCCGTACCGCTTGCGGTTTTTGTAGTAAATCTGAGTTCTTCAAGCGTCTTATTCGACCCACCATTTAAGGCTTCTATAAACAATGCCTCTGTAGCCGATGTGCCGATAGATAGTGATGTATCTGCGTTATTATTATCATCGTATACAGTGACATCACCAGCCGTCACTACAAGCGATGCTGTACCTGCACTTAGCGTAAGGTTGTTGTTGCCACTCGTATCAATAGAGGTAGCACCGTCAAACGACAATGTAGTAGCATCGGACGCTATGGTTCCGGCATCCAAACTCAGCGTAGCACTACCGGCATCTATCGTTATTGCGTTGTTGCCGGAACTGTCTATTGTAGCGGCACCATTGAAACTCAGCGTATCACCGCCTATATCTACGTTGCCCTCAAAATCAAGTGACCAGGATGCGGTTGTAGCATGTGGGGTAATGGTTAGACCTGTGACAAATGTTCCGGCACTTGCTATATCGTTACCGAAGGTCAGTATTCCACCATTAGCTGCATTAATTTTCCAATCGTCACCAGCATCAGCACTGGCATCAGCAGACAACACAATCGCTACAGGTGCATCATCTACACTGGCCTGTATCAGTAGGGCATCAGCACCAGCCTCATCGTATTCTATTTTAATGTCATCATTAGAACCGAAAATGATCTCTTTTGAATCGGCCATCGTGATCGAGTTTGCACCGCTGACGTTGATGCTATCGTCTACGATCAAACCACTGTTTTGGCCTGTTTTGCCACCAGTGCCATCAAAACGAACTAAAGCGTTGTCGGTAGATGAACCAGGCCCACTAAAGTCACCAGAGGATATAGCACTGCCAGCTATGGTATATGCCTTACCGGACGCAAGATCAATTCCACCATCATCAATGGTTGCAATCTCAACCTCGTCTATGTACCAAGTGACTTTACCGTGATCGCCAGTTCCAGAGGCCGTCTTGGTTGTAAACCGCAACTCTTCTAAAGTCTTATTTGAGCCACCGTTAAGAGCCTGTACAAACAGAGCTTCCGTAGCACTCGTTCCTATGGCTAAACTGGTATCCGCATTGTTGTTATCATCATAGATGGTTACGTCACCAGCAGTAACGCCCAACGTAGCTGTTCCGGCAGAAAGGGTAAGATTGTTATTACCACTGGTGTCAATGGTAGCCGCACCGTTAAAGCTCAATGTATCGCCACCTATATCGACATCACCTTCAAAATCTAATGACCATGATGCAGTGGTGGCGTGGGGTGTCAACGTCAAACCCGTTACGTACGTGCCAGCAGACGCTATATCGTTTCCAAATGTAAGCGCACCGCCATCGGCTACCCCGACCTTCCATTCATCACCAGCGTCATCGCCTTGATCCGCTTTTAACACTATGGCTAAAGCGGCACCTTCTACCGCAGCAGCAATCTCCAACGCATCGTTAGTCGTTTCATCGTATTGGATGGTTACGTCATCGTTTGTGCCTAAAGAGAGAGCCTTATTGTCTGCTAATTTTAACGTGCCGGATAACGATAGGTTGTTGATCTGGTTACTTGCAGACGTATCGTCGAGGTCACGGCTTGAATCCACAACCAACGCTTTTGAGGCCGTGATCTGCCCGGCGCTAACCCCTAGATTCGTAGCGTCAAGGCCTCCATTGATCGCTGACGATGTAAGAAGGTTATCGAACTCGTTATTGAGTTGCGCAGCGGTTAAAACCGCACCGCTTGAAAATGTATGTACCCTTGATACAGAACCCATTATATCCTCAAACTGTTAAATTGGTTGTTCATATCAAAATGCCTTTATGCGATTTAATCTTTCCTGACTTGCATCTCCTTGAAAACGCCTAACCCGGTCTTTCGCATCTCTTTCCATTTGCGTTATTCTTTCGTTTTCTTCCAATCTTTTCAGAGCAGCAGATTCACTGTCATCCAATGGGCGATTCTGACCAACATTCCTCAAATCAACTAAAAGATTATTTTTCCGATACTTGTTATCTGTTTCGCTTTCAAGCTGTCTACGCATGTGTTCCATTGCACCCTCTGTAGACTCAACAAAACGGCCACCAAGTACAAGATCTTTTAATGCTTGGCGCTTTCCTTTAGGCAACTGACGTAACTCTTCATTTACCGAAAAGTAGTCGTCAAAATATTGCTCTACTTGGGCTAAATCTACTTTGTCACGACTTACTCCAAGATCTCTTGCAACAATAGTCTTCATACGTTCGTATTCTTCCGGAACAGCTTTTTTGTAGTAGGCCACAATGTCTTTACTGCCCTCTTTCCAATACTGCCAGTTATCTTGCCAAAACTTTTGCCCCTCTGGACTAAATGCGCGTATAAGAATTTGTGAACCGTATTTAGGTGAAAACATTGTGAGCGCAGGTAAGAATTCTACAGCCGCAATACCCATTGCCAACGGGTGCGCTAAACCGCCACCAACTTCTCTTGCCATACCACCGATTTGACCTTTGGGTGACAAACCACCGGCAAGATTTGCCCTTAAACTATAACCAATCAGTTCAGCTAATAAGGTTGGATTATCAGTAAGTTCTGCTAAATCTTTAAATGTTTCTAACGGAAACCCGGAAGGATCATCAAACATAGTTGAAAGAGTTCTTAATATTACTTTATCATCAACTGCTTGTTTGCTGAACTCCTGATACACCTTGTTGCCATCCGAATCAAAAACCGTGTCAAACTCATCGGTTACCTCTACAAACCTTTTACTTTCCGGATCGACCAACCTTAAATCCTCTTTTAAGCGATCCATAAAAGTTACAAAGTCAAAATGCTGTCTCATTGCCGCACTGTATTGAGCCGGATTAACCCCAACAAACTCGCCAAACAACTGCACATCAAAATCTTTTAATACTGAACTGGGTATATACCGCCATTCGTTAACATTTTCATTTAACCATTTTTCAACGCCTTCTTCTCGCAGTTTTGCAAGTTTGGCGTTCATTAATTCCGGATTATCGGCTACTTCGCCAATGTAATCTCTTGTAACCTGATAGATTTGATCTAAGACCTTTAACGCATTCTGGTTTGGCGGCTGTTTGCCATATCTTGCATCACCAACCATTTGCTTGAAATCATCAAGCTGCTTGAGCGTTATGTTTGCATCAGCCTCGTCAAAGGTTTGGAAAATAGAATCCAGCACTTGTCGTATTTGTGTTTGACCGGTTTCTCCGAAAAAAGGACTGAAGTCATAAGTAATATTACCCAGCGCATCTTGTTGAGTTGGTATTATACGCTGTAGTTTTGCTTTAAAATCACGTATCGGAACAGCGACTATCTCCATGCGTAGCGGTTCACGTAAGTTATTCTGTATTTCTTTTTGACGGGCAGTATATGTTTTAACCGCATTATTGAGTTTTGTCATCAACCTTCTACCCACAACCGCATTACCAGAAATTTTACGGCCAGCTACCGTCACATCTTCTTGACGTATAGCATCAAGCATAACCTGAGAACCGCGACGATCCAGTTCATCCAGCACGGTTGGGTCCATTGCTACCTCAAACATTTCATGCACCATCCGGTCACCTACATTCCACGTAAAACCGAATATATTTTCCAGTAAACCTCGACCAAAACCTGGCGGATTAATTTCCTGACCAAATGTTTCTCGCGCCTGTTCTTGAGTCTTTTCTTTGCCTTTGTTGTAAAACTCACGTATCAGCATAGAAGGCGATTTCTTTTTGTCTTTTATTGTTTGTCGCCATGTGCGGAGCTTCTCAGCCATTGGTGAGTTTTCGACAATGTTATTAAAAACTTCAAACGATGCCTTACCAAAATCTAATGCCGGATCAAACACTGCTTTTTTAGCTTTCTTTGCACCATACTTACTTGCTTTCCAACCCCAATTCAAACCTTGTTTTGTAACTGCACCTGGCACTCTCATTAAGACATTAGCCGGATCATAACGATCTATGGTAGCTCCTACACTTCCGGAGTAATCTGAAACCTGATCCAAAATGTTGCCTATTCTTGCCCTTGTGGAACCAGGAAAGTTTATTTTTACATCACCGCCAAAGCCCGGAAATTTACCCGGCCCAACAACACCCTCTGAACCACCCAAATTTGGATCAGGCTGATTTCCTTCACGGAATGGCCTACGACCTACAACATTACCCTCCGCATCAAACACATCTTCCATTGTCTCTTTAGGTTTTCTGCTGAAAAAACCTTTACCGGGTGGCTTGGGTGCCTTTGATATACCTTTAGGTGAAATAGCGGCTTTAGTCAGACGAGCCAACAAACCGGGCGTTTTTGCAGCAGTGGATGCACCAAACGCTACGTTGCTGGCCGCATCTAACGGACGCTCCATGATAGAGCGTGGCGACAACGACTCCGAAAGCCCTTCTTTCATTTGTTCGTAGACCAACCGGTTAGTAGGGTTTATTGGTTTATCTGTAACCATAGACTCTGCCATACCTAATCCGGCTCGACCTAAAGTTGTCGCACTTTCTATTGGGTTAAGTGCAGCAGTAGCCATATCGCCCGCCATATGATATGCGCTATACGGTAGATTACCCACCGTCTTTAATACGCTGACACCCGGTCTTTCAGTCCAATCGCCTTCGACGTATGGAAAATGTGGCGTATCGGCTGATCGAAACTCACGTATTTGTATTGGACGAGTGCCGTCTATCCGTGATTCGTAAAAATCAAAACCTACTCTTTCAGAAGGCGTATTTAGCAGGTTTAAATTGCCTCTGTTTCTTGATTTTACATAATCGCCAGCTTCAACAAGCGTCTTAAAACTGCCTGGTTCTTGTTCAGCCATTATTTATCCATCCTTACTTTACTTACCATAATTTTTACCAAACTCTTCAGCACTCTGATTGTCTTTTTTATCTTTACTGCCGGTTGTGTTGCTCGTAGTTCGCGTTGGACGCGCCAGCCTTCTACTGAAATAGTTTTCAATATTTGTAAGTTCTCGCGTTGGTAGATTCTGACTTCTGTTTATTTCTAAGAAATCTGATAGTTGTGCATTCATGGTTTCAAGAGATTTATCGTAATACTCATCTGCTACCTGTTCCATGTTCTTGATAACGTCACTTGATAAGACAAAACCAGTACCCAAGCCACGTTGAATCCAGGCTTGTATTTGATTTCTTATACCTTGAGCGAACGCTTGCATTTGGAGATCGCCCTCACGCACCGTTGCCGGGTCAAACATTTGTTGATACATGTTGAATACAGCGTTTGCACTGGCAGACGAAGGATTGGTAGACCATGTTTGCATTGCAGCCTTCAATCCACCGTAAACCGATGCTAAACCACGCTCTGGACTGAAGAAATGTTTGTTATCTTTGACAAACTTGTCTGTTCGTTCCTGAAAACGCAGGTACTCATCATTATCGTATTCGGTCAATTCTTTTGCGTGTTTCTCTGCTTCCATTGTAAGACGTTCATGCGCGTGTTCGATTTGCAAGGCGGCAATTTCTCTACCTTGCCCTGTCGTTAACAGCCTATCTTCTCCAAGCCTTTCGGCAAGGTCAATTCGACGTTTCTCCAGTTCAGCCCGTCTATTCTCTATCTCTTTATCAAATTTTTCTTTTTCTCTATTAAATTCTAACTGTCGTTCTTTATAATCTCTTTCAAATTCATCCATAAGAATAGTTTGACCAAACTGATCGTATTGCAATGCCATCCGGTTTTTCAAATTCTCCATTTGTGCTACAGTGTACTTATTTTTAAAAGCGTCACGCGCCAACCTTCTGGCATCTGCTTTTATTTTTCTTTCCAGGTCAGCTTGCTTTCTTTCTGCATCAGTTTCTTTAACATCTTGTATACCTTTTTGCTTTAAAGCCTCTAAACCGGTTTCACCGGCTACAGAAAGTCCTTGCCCGATACGACCTAATAGTCCAATGTCCGGAGTTTCGCTTTGTACTTGTGGCCGTGTCTTGCCACCGGTTAACGCACTGATAAGGTTAGCTCGACCCGTAGCCTCTCTAACTCTTCTGTCTTCCTTGCGTTGTCCTCGACCTTGACCAATAGCGGCTAACAGACTACCAATCGACTTAGTTCCGGCGAGTGCCATTTCGGGGTTATCTTTTATTGCTTTACCAATACGAGCCAGCATAGAGGTGCTTTCTGGCGCTGACTCTTCTTCAACACTTACTGTTGGTTTTGCAGATGGGGTTGGTGCAGAAACAGATGGTTCCGTATCAGCAAAAATACCTTCATACTCAGAATCCAAACCCAATGCCGTTGGCGATACTTCAGGTTCTTCTCTTGGTGGCAAATTGATTTCGGCTGGTTGCGGTCGTAGCTGAGGTTGACCATCTGCAAATTTAACATCATCTGTTTCCCACATTGACAGCTTTGGTCGCCTATCTGGCTTTGCATCAACAAGACTTGTTGTTTCATCAACAGGATCTGTTATCTCATTATTTGTATTTTGTTGTCGTAATTTCCGATCTTGAGATATACGTTCGGTCATTTTTGTGGGTGGAATCTGATCCATACTGTTTCTTACTGAGGCTGGTATGCTAACATTAGGATCATCACGATAGGAATCTTCTGTAAGACGCTTAGGAATAGGATCTGTTTGGCCATACTTAAGATCAAAATAACTTTTAGGTGATTTACCCCAAGCATCCAATGCTTTGTTATTGTATATTTTGCGTTCTTCTGGAGTCATCTTAGCCAACTCTTCAGAAGAGAGAAAGGTAAACTGATCGTCTGTTGGAGTTTCCTCAGCCACCTGTTGTGCAATACCAGGCTGTGATCCTTGTTCCAAAATACGCGCCGTTAATTGGTCGTCAGTTTGGCCCGTAATCGTATCTTTTAAATCTCCTCCGGCTCCAGCAGCGCGTAATCTGTCTTGGCGGTATTGTATGCGTTCTGCTTGAGTCATCTTAGCCAACTCTTCAGCAGGTATAAATTTAGGCATTTGCATATCGGGCGTTTTTTCGTCCAACGCTACCGAACCTTGTCTTGGGCCTACAAACTCAGGCTCAATCATTCTTTGTAAAAGTTCATCATCAGCTTGAGGGGCAACACCCTGACCGTTTTGCATTGCTTCGACTCTGGTAGCATCAGGATCAGCAGTTGCCCTTCGGTTTGTTGGAATATTAACCTCACCCCTATTAAACTCAGAACTTGTATCAACAGGAGAATCTGAACTAATAAGTTTTTTTAATAGCTCATCTGCATACAGTTTGAAATCTTCTATTTTTTTACGGGTTTCCGGATGTAATTCAAAAGGTGAAAAATTTGTTCCTGACGTATCAGTGCCTGTAGGAGAAACAAAATCTTTTATAGGGTTAATTACACTATCTAATTTCTTTTGAAGACCAGGAGAAAGATCAAAAGGGCCGAGCTTTGGATCTTCTGAAACAAACCCTTTTTGCTCTCTTAATGCCTTGATGGATTCCTCTCTTTTACGCGCTTCAAACTCTTCGTCCGTTTCGCCCGGCATTCTTGTAATTGGTGGCATACTGCCTAATAATTCACTCATACTGAACCTAACGGTTTTATGCCGAATTTGGATTCAGCTATTTGTTCAAGCAGTTTGCGCGTCATTGGATCGCTTGCTAATGTTTGCCCAATGCCCGGTTGCGATGCCTGTTGTGGTGTTGTAGGCTGGGCTTGCGGATTAAAAGCCTGTATCAGCTTATCTTGCTTTGCCTGTTCTTCCATGCGTTGCTGATCGCGTTTAGCTTGACGGTTGCCCAATATTCCTTGCGCTATACTCATTCCAGCCGGTATCGCATACGGTGCTGCTGCTGCTAAAAAACCTGGCATGTTATTCTCCTTATCCTAATTTGTTTCGGGCTTCCATCAGCCGTCTTCTTTCTTGAGGCTGCAACGGCAACCCTTGCTCTTCCTTACGCAATAAGTCTTGTATGTATGGAGAATTATTTGGATCAGATATTTCTCTCATTCTTTCAACAAACTTTTGTCGGTCAGCAGCATATTTTTGTCGACCTTTTTCTGGCATTTCATCAAAAAATTCAATTTGTTTTTGCAATTCTTCAAATTCATCTTTGTTTTCTGGCGATAATGGAAATTCAGGTAACTCAGGTCTTTCTCCGACTCCTAAACGATCTTTAAACGCTTGTCTATTTTCTTCTGAAAACAAATCACCTTCTCCAAGTCGATCAGTAAGACTTTCTAGTAATGGATCAAGTCGCTCATCGTCTATGTCAGCACCAGCCAATATTGCACCTACGGTATCCATATCAGCTTGCCTTCCGGCTAACGTCTGCTGGTCGTCTAACATTCCGGTCAAGCCAGCCTCACGTAACGATTTTTCAAGGGTGTCTTCGCCCTCAAATTGACCCGTCATACCAGCGCGTGTGGCATCACGTCCTAATGCGGCTGTATCCAGTTCGCTACCTAATGCTTTGGCTTGCTGAGTCTCTGTTGTTCCACGCTGATCTCCATAGTCAAACCTTCCTGTCTGACCAGCTTCAGCTACCCTACGCTGTAGGTCTTGCGTGTCTAATCCGCTACGTGTGGTTTCACCTGTTAGTGTTTGTCGGCCATCAACCTCACCAAACAACTGTGACTCTAACTGTTGGTCTGCTCGACCTTCCTGACCTTCTATTGCTCCACGCTGAGTAGTAGACCTACGTATATCTTCTGCACCCGTACGTTCCTGTAGTCCTGTTTGACGTTCGCCTAATCCTAACTGGCCTCGCTGTATATCAGATTGTAGTGTCTGCCTACCATCTACTTCGCCAAAGATGTCTGCTTCCTGGCGTTGAGCTTGTAAGGTTTGTCCATCACCGAATTGTCCTGTTAGTCCGGCATCTGCTCGTTCCTGACCCCTGCGTAACGCATCGAGTTCAGCGTCTTGTCTTCTCGAGGCCATTGTTTCATCGCGTTCAAATATTCCGGTCTGACCGGCTCTGGCAATATCGCGGTTCAATGCTTGCGTTAAGGTGTCTTGTTGTGATCTGTCTTCCTGTAGCCCCATTCCACGTTGACCCAAATCAAATCCTTGTGCATCACGTAAGTCCTGTTGTCTGCGTTGTGCCGCTTGAGCTTCCAATGCTAATCGGTTACGCTCATCGCCTTCACCCATGCGCGTTAAAGCAGCCGCTGTATCACCACCACCTCGCAACACTCCATAGCGACCTAACTGCTCAACCATTGCTTTACGTTGCTCGTTCTGGCGTAGTTGCTGATCGGCTAACTGAGAGGCCAAAATAGGATCATCAGCACCACCGACTCTGCTCATGTATTGTTGCCGTAGTGCATCCTCTAACGTGCCAGGCATCGGTTCAGCTTCGGGCGTTACCACATTTTGTGCAGCAGCCATATCAGCACCGGCCCCTGCAATGTCAGTAGGTATAGTTGGTGCTTGAGCTTCTGCCATTGATGGTTGTTGCGTTTGTACAGGCGCACCACCAAAAGCATCTTCGTACTGCTTATTTATGTCATCGCGCTGATCCGTTACGCCCATGCCTTCTTCATACATCTGGTTTATTTGATCTCGCTGACTTACTGCCGGAGCCATGCCTTCAGTGTATTGCCTGTTTATGTCATCGCGTAATGCAGTGGTAAGGTCATCGCCCTGCACTGTTCCAGCCATGTTTTGCTGAACTTGTGGCGTACCTTGAACGCTACCTGCCATGTTTTGTTGTACTTGCGGTATGCCTTGAACAGCACCTGGCATATTCTGTTGAACTTGCGGAGTGCCTTGAACTGATCCAGGTAGGTTTTGTTGAACCTGTGGCGCACCCTGCACTGTGCCAGCCATATTTTGTTGAACTTGTGGTGTGCCTTGTACACTACCGGGTAAATTTTGCTGAACTGGAACCGCAGGGGCTTGGGCATCAGCCATACTTGGTTGAGCTACCGGCTGTTGCGTTTGACCCATTAATGCAAGACGACGTTGTATTTCAGCGCGGTCTGCTGGCGATCTATTTGGATCTGCAAGCGCTTGATTTAATTCTAATGTTTGCTGTGAAAAATCAAACGACCCAGCAGGGGCTTCCTGACCTCCAAACATTTCCAGTTGTCTGCGTATTTCGTCTTTATTTTGATGCAAAGGATTTTGTAATGCTCTTTGTAAATTTTGTATCTGCGCTTGTTTTTCAGCTTCAGGCATCTGAGCAATCGCCATACTCATATTTGTTGGTTGTGGCTGTTGTGCTTGAGCCATTGACTGCTGTGCCATTGGTTGTTGTTGAGCTTGTGCCATCGTTGGTTGCGGTGCAGATGGAGCTTGCGCTTGAGCCATCGATGGAGCAGGGGGTGGTGGTGGAGGCGGTGGTGGGGGTGGCGTATTCGCACCCTGACCAGCTTGTGGATTTATATTTTGCTGAAAAACATCTGAACCAGTTGGCCGTCCAGTTCCTATAGCACGATCACCATCTTGGTTGTTTGCACCTAATCCACCTCCAGTAGCACCTCCGGCTATGGCAGTAACTAATGGATCTTGGCCTTGTGCTTGTGCCATTGACGGCTGACCATACGTCTGTGGCTGTTGGACACCAGCACCTTGCGCTTGGGCCATAGATGGCTGTTTCTTTTTCTTTTTATTTTGCGCGGCCATTGCCCCTGCGTATGATTCTTGATATGCCATATTATTCTATGCCTGTTTTGCGTTGGCGTACGTTGCCGATAGGCTTGTACTGCAATGACGTACGCCGAATGGTGAATGTTTCATCTGTGTTGTAATTGGAAATACGTAGGCGAGTTCTTGCATCGTAACCAAATAGGTCACTGTCGCTTGTTAGGCCCGATACGTTAGACTCCAATGTTGAAGTATTTAAAACAAACGTGCTGTTTAGTAACGCACCCGTCTGGCCCATCTGAACCGTTTGGAAGTTGCTGACAATACCTGCACTGATCTGAGCTATATCAAGGTCATGCGCCCCTTCGTTATCGTAGAGCAATCGGTTATACAACCAGCGACACTCTATCGCATCACCAAACGGTGCAATAGCAGCCGTTTCAAAGCTACCCCGTATGGCCGACCCATCGTCGTTTGTGCCGGAGTCATGCTTCATAATATGTCCGGCAAAATCTCCGGCCTGTGGTAAGTCATCTATCAACGCTGCACTGTCACGCGAGAACCCGTTATACGGCCCAAACCACGCATTTAATCTTGCAGAGTAAATCACCACACTGTTCATCGTTGTTTGCGATGCACCATAGGGCAAAAAGAACCAGACCTGTTCTTGGGCCGGATAATAGAGCGAAAATGAATACGGCAAACGAGACACGTTTAGGTTTGACCAGTATCTGTCATCGAGTGCCAAAGAAATCTTCTCTACAGAAGAACCGCCTGACCATTGGTAGATGCCGTCATTGCGAACAAATAATTGACGCTCACCAGGAACCGTCACAATGCTTTTACCGGCAACCGTTCCACGTTGTGTGCGTTGCTGTTGCTGAAAAGGAATCGTTGAGTTACCGGTGGGCGTAAGAGTATGTATGCCCTGCTCTGTGTGGATGGACAATACATTTTGAAAAGGGCGTAACCCGGTGATGTCAAAACCTAATGAGTAAAACCCTAACGAATCCCACGTTTCAATATCACCCGGATCGCTTCTCCATATCCGATCAGCGGCTCCATTGATATTGCCTACCCATGCACGATTTTCCCAAAAGGTTACCCATTTAGGCGTGGTGAACCGCGAGTCATCGTCGAGCGTTGCTGCGTTGGCTGATCCACCCGTCCATTTGATGCCGTCTGTGTCCTGACCGTTTACCGC